TCACTCCTGTCTTCAAGGATTATTCCTTATGCTGGTGGTGTGAGCAAAGCTGATATGTTCAACAATGACAGCAACCAAGATAATAATATCCAGCCAATCTACCAAGGATTTGATAAAGGTCAAAAGCCTTATAATCATGGTAACTCTACACGAGATGCTTCAGCCTTCTTTGGTATTGATTCAGCCATCCAGTTTGTAGGATGGGAATTGGACGCTTTTGACAATGACGTTTAAGCTGAAGGTTGATAAGTCTGGTTGGGAAAAGGTTAAGAAGAATCTTCAACAAGCTGCTACTAATGAAATACAGCTTGGCTGGTTTCCTGAGAATCAGTATGGTCCTGAGAATTCAAACCTTCCAATGGCAACTGTCGCTCAATTGAACGAAGAAGGTCACATCAATGGAGCTGATTCTTTAGTACCAGGAGCCATCACACCACCACGTCCTTTTATGCGAGTTGGTTTAAAAGGTGCATTGAAAGCTGGTGCTAACAAGGATGATTTCAAGGACATGATTGAAGCACTTCTCACAGGTAAATCAGTCTTAGCTGCTATGCAGAAGAGTACAGGCAACTTTGAAAGGACTCTTAGGAAAGTTATGCTTGATTGGGATACTCCACGAAATGCTCCTCTCACTGTTGAAATGAAAGGGTTTGATGATCCTCTTGTTGAAACTAGTCAACTGATTGCTAACGTAACTGCCAAAGTAGAAAAGAAAGGGAGTAACTAATGTCTATTGCACAGTTCTCATTGGTTAAGAAAACTCCTGTCACTATTCTTAGACATGCACTTGGTTCATATGTTGATGGAGAATGGGTTGAGGGGGCTGAGACATCAGTTGTGATTCAGGCAAACGTTCACCCATTTTCTGATTATCAAGTAATGATGTTACCTGAATCAGATAGAACTAAAAGCTGGCTGTGGTTATTTACTGCTGACTTGGTTAGGCAGAAGAAGGAAGGTCCAATTGGTGTAGGTTACGGAGCCGATAGATTTATGTGGCAAGGTGACTTATACGAGATTATGAAAGTTGAAACGTATGTCATGTCAGTGGTTGATCACCGAGAATGCAAATGCACACGCGTAGAAATCACACCAAACTAAGGACATCCCATGGCAATTTACTCAGATGTCCGAGCAGCACTCCGAAAAGGTGCTCTTGCAGCACTTTCAGAATATCCAGCCACCCCTGTGATTTTTAGCAACTCAAACGGAACTGAGCCTGCTGAAAGTTATGTTGTTGTAAATATTTTGAATATTGAACAGCAAGGACATCATAGCACTTCCTCACAAACAACCACAGATTTTAAACTGGATGTACGTGTTGTTTATGAAGTCATGGCCCAGTTTAGTTTCGTTGGTAGTTTGTCTGGAGATATGTCTCAAAGCTTTACTCAGAGAATTAACAATCCAGCATTCCGCGAAGCTCTTACAAAGAATCACTTAGGATTCTTGCGCAAGAGTCAGATTCGTAGAGCCCCACAGAAAAGAGATACCAAGTGGGTTGAATACCATAATCTAGATGCAACCTTTAACTACATCGTCAACACTTCTGAAGTTATTGATTGGGTGGAATCTATTATTGTGGATTCAGAACAAACGGGAGTTTTTACAATTCCTGAAGGTATCATAATTCCGTAAGAAGGCATTCGTATGCCGCAGTTTAACAAATAAAATAAGGATTAACGAATGTCTTTTAATTACAAAGAGGTGAGCCTGTGAGCGAACTCGATCAAATTGTACAAATTACAATTACCCGTGAGTCTACAGCCGTAGCCACTGCCAGCTTCCAGATTCCGTTGGTGCTGGCAACCTTTACAAACTTCTCCGAACGTACTCGTACCTATACCGATATTACTGGTGTTGGTGAGGATTTCACCTCTACTAGTAACGTTCACAAGATTGCTACGAAACTGTTTGGTCAGTCTTCTGTTGGTGCTGTACCTCCAAGCATTGTTGTAGGCCGTCGTCAAGTTGATACTGTAACTTACACACCTACTGTTGCAGACAACACTTTGTACTCTGTTACCTTGAACGGTACTCCTTACACCTTTACTTCTGGTGTTGGTGCAACTGCCACTACTATCGTGACTGGTCTGAAGGCTGCACTTGGTTCTCCAACTGGCATTACTGTTACTGGTACTACCACCCTGATTCTGACTACAACTGTTCTCGGCACTCCTTGGAGTGTTATTGCATCAACTAACCTTGTTGGTGTGAACACTGTTACTGAGGATTGGGTTGAAGCCCTTGAAGCTGTAGAACAAGAAAATAACGTTTGGTATGGCATTGTTTCCGAAACTCACGTTTCCGCCGATCAGGAAGCTTTGAGTGATGCTATTAATGCACGTCGTAAGTTGTACGGTACTTCTACTGCCGATACTGTAACCCCAACTACAGGTATTACAGATATCGCTTATAAGCTTAAAGCTAAGACTGCTGACCGTACTTTCGGTATCTACTTGCCAACTGCTGACACTGAGTTTCCTGAAGCTGCTTGGATGGGTGCTCAACTTCCCTACACTCCGGGTTCCAACGATTGGGACTTTAAGCGGGCAGTTGGTGTAACTGTAAGCAATCTTACTGACACCCAGCGTGTAAATCTTCGCGGCAAAGATTGCAACATGTATACCACTGTTGCTGGCGTAAATATCTTCCAAGACGGCGATACTTTCGGTGGTTCACCTATTGATGAGATTGTAGGTATCGACTGGCTGTATGCACGTCTGCAAGAGGGTGTTTACTTCCGTCTGATTAATAGCCTCAAGGTTCCGATGACAAACCCCGGCCTTGCTATTATTGAGAATGAAATCCGTTCTGTTCTCTCGCAAGCTGAAGCTAACGGTTTGATTGATCGCGGATGGTCGGTTTCTACCCCAGATGTTAGTACAATTAGCCCAACCCTCCGTGCTCAACGCACTGCTGGTGTGTTTGTGTTCCGTGCTCGTCTTGCGGGGAGTATCCGTAAGGTTATCATCAACGGGTTCTTATCCGTGTAATAATAAAATATTTACTCAGAGTATTGACAGTACAGACACCTCAATGATAGAATCTAGGTTCATTAATCAAAAGAGGTGTTTGAAATGACTTCAATACAAGAAGTAACTATTGGACAAAAGTTTAACCGCTGGGAGGTTATGTCTGAAGTATATTATAAGACATTCCCCAGTGGTTCCAAAGCAAAATTTGTAGACTGTGTTTGTGAATGTGGGACAGAGGGCTCTTTGAGATTAGGGGCCTTAACAAGCCCAACTAAGCCCAGCTTTTCTTGTGGGTGTTATCAAAGGGAAATGACAAAACTTAAAAACACCAATGACCTTGAAGTTGGAAATGTTTTTGGCAGACTACAAGTTTTGGAAAATCTTGGTATGTTTTATGATGAAGGTAAGTCCGCAAGAAACATGACCTTAGTGGTCTGCTCTTGTGGTAATTCGAATCCTTTTCAGGTAAGACAACAAGCATTAGTTTCTGGTAATACGAGGTCATGTGGCTGTCTTCAAAAAGAGATAGTCTCCGAGCTGGCTACAACACATGGTATGTCTGGTACTACGGCTTATTATTCGTGGCAAGGCCTTAAAGATAGGTGCACAAACCCAAATAACTCCCGTTGGGAACGTTACGGTGAAAGAGGAATATCCTACCCCGCTAATTGGGAAACTTTCATAGGGTTTTGGTCAGAAATGTCGACGGGTTGGTTCGAGGGCGCAGATATTGACCGAATCGATTTTGATGGAAATTATTGCAAAGAAAATTGCCGTTGGGTGAATAGGGATATCGGTAATCATAATAAATCCAAACCTGAAAATTGCACTTCTAGTTTTAAGGGTGTTTATTATGATAAGCATCGTGATAAATGGATGGCCCGGATTAACCGAAATAGTATCGTCTATTTACAAAAGAGATTCGAAACAGAGCTAGAAGCAGCAATAGCCTACGACAATGTTTCGGAAGAAATTTACGGGGATCGCCCCAATAAAACAATTAGGGATGATTCCCAAACAACCTAGAGGTAAATATGGCCGATAATTTTATTGGTAGTTACTCCCCTGATGACTTCACGATTGTAATTTCTAAGGGTGATTTTGTCCACACTATTACAGGTTTCGCGGATGGTACTTTCGTGTCCATGGATCGCCTACAGCCATCAAGTATTCCATATCAAGGAATTGGGGGCGCAGCCTTCGGTAGAGTACGTCGTCGTAATACCGGTATGAATGTAACTATCACTCTTCACCAGTATTCACCAAGTAATACCGTATTGCAACAGCTACAACTTGCTGACGCCAATACAACTAATAACGATTGGGTATTCAATTGCACCCTGAAAGATCCTAGTGGTCAAACTGTTGCTAGTTCTAATACCGCAATTATTGTAGCACCGCCAGCCGTACAGTTTGCTTCTGATACAAGCACGCGTGATTGGGCTATTTACCTGTTTGGTTCTGACCTTTTCATTGGCGGCAATATCCCACTGAGTGATGCTGAAGTTGCAGCAGTAGAAGCAGCAGGCGGCGAAGTTGATCCACGCTGGCAGTTGAATCCATAATTGAATGGGCAGCTTGCCTGCCCTCTCTTTTTCTAAGGAGCTTTTATGGCAAGTATCTTTAATTACCGTCCAGACGATGTAATCTGCCTTATTGGTGGTATTTTACAAGTTGAGGGATTTGTAGAAGGAACTTTCATATCAATTAATAAAGATATGATGCCTTTTACATCAATCAAAACCGCAGATGGGCAGATGGGTCGGCTTTACCAGAATGATCAAACTTATACAATTGCCATAACGCTACATGCCGGTTCACCATCTAATGATGTATTGACTAAGTTTTGGCAACTAGATGAGATTAGTCAACGGGGTAAGTTCCCTCTGCTTTTCAAAGATCCGTCAGGTTCTGACTTATTCTTTTCGACTAATACTTGGGTTGAACAACTTCCAACACTCTCTAAGAGTGCATCAGTAGATCAAAGGGTGTGGGTACTTCGATCGTCTCAAGCAGTTATCAATATTGGTAGCAACTCAGATGAAGCAAGTATTCTGCAAGACTTGATTAACATTGCCACAGGTGCGTTACCTATCTTAGAAGGAATCATCTGATGGCAAATAGTTTCACTGTAACCACATACTCACCAAACGATGTTAAATTAATTATCGGTGGGTATCAAATCGCTGGTTGGCAAAACATTTCTATTTATAGAAGTGCAAAGTCGTTTAATGTTATTCGTGGGATTCGTGGTAAGAATACGCGAGTTCCAAACAAGGACACATCTGCGACTATCCAAATATCTCTTGCACAATTTTCACCTAGCAATGATGTTATGTCTGCAATTCTTATTGCAGACGAACAGAACGGTACAGCTAGAATCTCCCTGACCTTAAAAGATGGTTCTGGTGGAAGTGTGTTCTCGACTAATGAGGCATACATTACAGGGTTCCCGTCTACGGTGTACTCTGGTGGATTTGAGTATAGAGGCTGGGAGATATTCTGTCAATCAACAGATACATACAGCATTGGTGGCAACACACGTCCGTCTACGAGTCTCTTTGACAGTGCGGTAAGTGAAGCTACGGATTTCATAAGTAACATTTTCTAATTCTGAGATAAAATAAATGGCAGCTCCAAAATTTGAAGTACTAGAACAATCAACACTAACTGTAGACGATGTTGAATACTTGGTTACAGCACTCCCTGCAACCAAAGGCCTTCAGTATCTTGAAGTCTATCGAGAAGAGATTGACTCCGGCAAAACTGATTTGAGTCAGATGAAACAAATCATTTGTCCATCTCTTGGTATTGACGAGAAGAAGTTTGATATTAAGTTTGCACGTAAATATGGGCACTTGCATAAACTCTATCGTGCAGTACTTAACTTCAACTTTGATGAACTTTTTCAAACCCCCGATACAGAAGAGTAATTGATAAGTCTGTATCGGGGAAAGCTTTACAATCACCTTTAGAGAAAGAGATTGAAGATAAGTTCTCTCAATCTTGGCAAATCTACAGGGTTGCTATGCATGAGAAAGGCGGTCTTGAATTAGCTATGGAGATGAGCTGGAAGTATAGTACAAAAGATCTTTATAACATGCTTGAACTTCTAGATGTGCATGATGCTCTCACTAAACAAGCTATTGATAGAGCTAAAGCTGACAAAAATAAACCAAAATGACGGAGTAATGAACATTGCAAATCAGTAAGTACTTCGCCAGTCTTGGTATCGAAATAGATAAAGGCTCTGTTAAGAAGGTTGATAAAGCTTTAGATCATGTGGAGAATCGCCTTCGACGCCTAGGTACTTTTGGTAGCAAACCAATTGTACTTAATATTGACAAATTTGATGTTGACCAAAGAAAACTTAATTTTGCTCTTGGTAATGCTTTGGACATGGCAAGTAGTAGACTTGTCTTCGAAGTGAATCATTTCGCTGTAAACCAGTCTGCTCTCAATCGCAGTGTTGGGGCAGCAATGGCTAGGTCTTCCGCAGTACAACATGTTAACGTCAATGGCACTAACGGTGCACGTAACGTAGCTGCTGGAGCTATCGCAGCAAGAGGTTTTCGGGGAGGACTTTCTAGCCTTTACGGTCCAGCACTTGCTTTAGGTGCGGGTGGTTATGGTCTTAGCGCCCTCAACCAACGTAACCAACAAGTTGTTTCAGCACAGCTACAAACATCAGCCGTAGTTCAACAGGCTGGCGGTACTGCTGCTCAGGGTGCAGATTCCTTTCAATACTTGAGGTCTGAGGGCCAAAGGATCGGCTTCAACTATCTAGATGCCTCTCAAGATTACAACAAACTAATCTCTGGTCTTACAGGCTCAGGTATTGGCTTAAAAGAAAGTCAGAAAGTATTCTCTGGTTTTGCTGAATTAGCCCGTGTAAACAAGCTAGATAAGACTACACAGAATCGTTTGTTCCGAGCTTTGTCCCAAGTAGCGGGCAAAGGCAAGTTGATGTCTGAGGAACTTACAGGCCAGATTGCCGAGGCACTTCCGGGTGGTACAGCTTTGTTTGCACAGGCATACCAAACCAAGATTGGTGGTAACAAGACCGGTGCAGAAGCTATTCAACAACTCCTAGCGGACATGAAGAAAGGAAAGGTTACAAGTGATATCCTAACCTTTGCTGGAGCTGCTGCTTCTCAACGAGCTAATCAGGGCGGTGCATTAGCTACTGCTTCTCAGGCGTCTCAAGCTGAACAAGCTCGTTATCAAAATACTGTTAATGATATGGCTGTATTAGCTTCAGGTGCTGGCGTAGAAGAAGGTTTCGCCCGTATTTTCCGCACACTAAACGCCGGTCTAAGCGAAAGTGGAGACTTGGTCAGAAAGCTTTCTGAAGGCTTTAATGAAGCCACTAAATGGGCAGACGATCTTCTTCTTTTCCCTCAATCCTTTATTCGTGCTTTAGAAGGTAAAGATTCTGTTGTAGCAGATTGGCTTGGGATTGATAAGACAGAGCAACTCAGAAAAGATTGGACAGATATCAAACAAATCTTCGCAGATATTGGTTCAATTAAGTTTGATTTCCTACCAACTCTTGAAGCAACAGCTCGTGAAATTGCCTCTATCATGAATGCAATTGCTGAATTTCAGAAATGGAAGAGCGGCACTTTACCAACAACTGA